CTTTCCTATAACTTGTCCATCGTGTACCATGTCTCGCAGTCAGGCGCTAAAGTGTACAATTAGGGAAAAAGAACAACTCGAAAATGCCGAATAATGCCCAAAAAGAAGTACAAACCCAGACCCAAACCAATGGGATAGCCCCATTCCTGATAGGAGTTGACCTATCATCTGTTTTGACCGCAATCACCGATTTAAGGAGTTTTTTCATGGACAAGTTTCTAATCACCACCAAACAGCTTGAGCTTTTAACCGCCAGTATTGACGCGGTTAAAGCTAGTGTTGATGATGAATCAGCCGAAATCAAAGTTAACTTACAGTCAGTAATTGATGCTTTAAAAGTTCCTGATGCTGATATCTCTGCTCAAGTCGCGGCTTTAGAATCCATTCAATCTGGTGTCGACGCTTTAAGCAATACCATCGTTGTTGATGTTCCTGTAGTCGAGGCTCCCGTTGAACCTGATCCCGAAGTTCCCACCGAGCCTCCTGTACTATAATCTGAATTAACCTCCACAATAGCCTAGTAGGTATATTTGCTTACTAGGCTATTTTTTTGTTAGCATGGGAAAACAATAACTAGCGAGTAGTGTTGTCGGTGCGATGCCGTGAAAACAAATATTTAGGTATCGAACAAATGCCCATTGATTATAAACCAGGTACGTTGTTGGAGGCAGCCAACCGTAGCCTTAATGATGGAAAAGATCGACTTGCAGAAGTGATTACACAATTTGCACTTGGATCTTCTGTCCTGCCCTTTTTACCCTTCCGAACTATTTCGGGGGGATCTATTGAAGTCGAAGTTCAAAATACACTAGGGGACGTTGGTGTTAGACGCATCAACGAAGTTAGTGTAAGAGGACTAGGAACTCATACAAAAGCAATTTATTCAACCGCAATCCATACTGGATCTATCGCGGTTGACAGAGCTTTAGAAGCTCGCATGCCAGGGTCTACGGAGTCCTTTAGGCGCGATAAAATTCAGGCGTTTAGTCTGTATTTTGATCGTTTGTTTATTAAGGGCTCAAAAGAAAATAATGACCGCGAATATAACGGTTTACAGGCTCTAACCAAAGACTCTGCAACTCAACTATTGCCAGCAGGAAATACTAGCGGAGGGGATGCTCTTTCCCTAGGAAAACTCGACACCTTGCTTAAATACGTTGACCGTCCAACTCACTGGATCATGGACAAACTTTTTGCTGCTAGACTATCCACCGCAGCCCGTACAACTGGGGTGAGTGGATTCGTAACATTCAGCCAAAACGACCTAGGTATGCCTCAAATGTATTACGCCGGTATCCCGATTCTAGAAATAGATGAGGATAATCAAGCTAATCGAATTTTAGGATTTACCGAAGCTTGTCCGGGCGGTGGCACTGGGGGAACTTCTATTTATCTCGTTTCCTTAGGCGATCTAAGGTTACAAGGGATTCAAGTTCAGCCGTTGCAAGTCTACGGTAAAGGGCAGGATTCCGAAGGTCCATGGAACCTAGAGGAAATCGAGTGGGATGCAGGGATTGGATTATTCCAACGCAAGTCAGTCGCCCGACTCTGGGGAATTAAAGACGTTCCTATCGTCGCATAGGAGGACAAAACAATGCCAACATTCGTAAATCTAAAACGATACCCCCGCTTAGAACCCGACCATTCTGAGGTATTGAGAGAAAAAGGGACAGCAATATCAGCAACCACCGCAGAAACTGCAATCGCTCTTAATCCTAGAACCTTGGAAGAGTTCGCCGCCGTCGTCATTTCAAATACATATACCTCTTTTACTGCGGGTTCTGCTTTTTGGCAGGTTTCGATTGAATCCTGTCCTACTTCTTCTGGCACTTTCACCGCAATTGGCGGTCCTTTAACTATTGATGGAACTGCGGCTATTGTCCCCATTCCTATTAGTGGGTATCTTGCTGAATATCGAGATTCTAATTCCTTGTTTGTTCGTGCTAGAGCGATTAAAACGGGAAGCCCTGGAAACCTCGATTATGCCGTTTTACTAACCCCAGACTAGGAGAAAAAACATGGCTTTTAAAGGAATGAAAAACTACGGTTTTATTTCCCCTGACACAAATACTCCCCAAGGACAACTAGCGGCTTTATTTCCGCTATTAAGCTCTTTTGCGGTCAATGTGGCAGGTACGGAAACCGTAGCTCAGGGATATGTAGACGGAGTTTTAGCCAACGTAGATACCTACATATCAGCAACAGAAACTACTGTTGATATGGGGGTGCAGAGCATCGACTGGATCACCCTACAATGGTTGATTGGTGAGTTTGCTCAAGTAACGTCTTCTTTGGTTTTACCTATCGTAAAAACTGGAACTGTTCCTACCACTCCCTTTACAATTACCGATGGTGACTTGGCGGGCGCGACGGTTGCTAATGTTCAAGTTACCTTTGTCGATGACAACCAGAGCAACGTCGTACCTTTAGAGGTAAAAACAACAACTCCGACCTTGTTTGACGACGTTCAGCTAATTACAGGAACTCTGGTTTTTAGCGCTGCTGCTGTTGGCAGAGCCGTAAAATACATGGTAAGAAAAACCTACTCAGGAGTTCCTACTGTTGGGTACGGAGCATCTGCTCAGGTAATTGACAACCTACAATTCAACGGAATTATTGTGGGAACAAGAACAAAAGGGATTGCGGTAAATATCCCCAAGATGACACGAAGTGGAACTTTTTCCATATCCCCATCCACTCCCGACCAAACTATAACTTTTAGAGCTAACATTTCTGGTACTGATCGCGCCTCGGTGCGATATGCTGTAATAGAATAAAGTTAGTCTATAGTTTTTGAATTGAGCATGGAAGCCCCTAATAGGGGCTTTTTATTGTCAATTTATACGCTCTAAAACTGTTAAGCCGTTATTGTTCTGATAGTGGTACTTGACCTCAAAAGGTTGATCAAAAATAAACTCAGAAACTGCATCCCATAGCCCCGCTTTAGCCGGATCTTCTCCCACATGGGCAAAAGTGACAGTATCGTGCAAAGCGATGTATTTGGATACCTTTCCAGAATGCAATGTGAGTTCTCCGATTAGTTGATCGTAAGTGTGAAGAGTATCAATAAACAATAAGTCCGTAGGCTCTATTTTGATTTTCAGGGTATTCTGAACATTGAATGACAAGGATGTTTTGCCCCGAAGTTTTAGGATTTCATTCCAATCGTCCCATTTAGGATCTATATCGTAGCAGGTTAGTTTTTTGGGCTGTCCCGACAATAAAGCCACGGTAGAAACTCCATGGCGTGTACCAAATTCCGTTACTGTGTCCACCCGTGAGGCTAGATCCCGCAACGTGGGGAGATGTTCGTTAATATCACAGGGAGATTCGCATAAGTGCTTATAAAGTTTTTCCAGTCTCATCTTTCTTTTCCTGTTGCTACAATAAACCTAATCTAGCAATTTTCGGAGGATTAAATGGTAGTCAACTTTAGTAATGATGATGCTCCCGATACTAGCCCCAGTCCTAGCGGATTTAGTAGCGAGAATTTAAGAAAGTGTGCCGAAGTAATTCAATTTATGGAAACATTGCAGGAGTTCGAGGTTGATCTAGAAGATGAGTTATTAAAGGCTATTCAAAAAATATCCGCCATGCCATCATTTCAAAAAGCCAGGGCCATATACGATCAGAATGCTTATTTAGCAGCGCAGGAATTAAATATTAGTTGGAGGCAAAAGTTATCGGACGTAGAAAATGCTTACATTGACGCTAAAACCAACCTAATCAAGCAAAAAAAAGCAGCGCTAAAAATAATTGAAGACAATGCCGCATTAGAGGAGGCGAATAAGTCAATACTAAAAATAATTGAAGATCGCAACACTCTAAAGGAAGAAAACGAAACAATGCGAGAGCACCTAAAAACGCTAGGCTATAAAATGGTCTATGTTGATGTGCCAGATTCTAAATCAGGGGATACCCCAGACTAACTATAGGAAACAGCCAGATTGTTAGCCAAAAGATAATTAGATAAGTTTCCAATCCCACTAACCTCTACCTCAGAAAGATATCGCCCGAAGCTGTCCTTCTGAGTATCTTTTTTTACTTGATGATTTTTAACAGTCCTAATCAAAACCTTTTTATTAGTCAAGAATTGTAGTTTTTTTGCCAATGCCTTGCCCTCTGGGGTTTTCATTTCAGGAGCGTTAACCCGATTTAATCGTAAAGTTTGACCCCGTAGCCAGATATCAAAACCAGCATCAATATCAACCACTAGGGTATCCCCATCGACAACACGGGTAATCACCGCGCTATAGGTGTACAGGTCATTTTCTACCACTGGTAATTCCCTCTAATCTCTAAAGATTTTCTAGTCATGTTGATTTCAAGGGATGCGTTGTTAGAGCCGTACATTAAAGAGATACTTTTTAACAATTGCTCCCTTTCCTGCCTGCTTATAGGATTGGCTAATTCGGCTTTTACGGTTAGCTGACGGGTTTTAGGATTGGCTACATAGCTAATTGGAATAGCAAGATCGACGGCGGAGGGCTTTGGGGACGGCATGACAACTTTTAGTGCATTTGTTTTACTCTAGTTTAACGATAACATTGGGATTTTCTTTTGATAATCGATCCGCTATGTGAACCGCTTTATCCCTGTTTAGCCTAATAGCGTTCTCTTTATCTGATTTACGCATATCTCTCCCTAGGTAAACCTCTGGAGCCAGTTGGATAATGTACATGATAGCTTCTAGTGTATTTGTTCTATCCTATCACCACTAGAAAGTCCCGTATATTTACGGATGACAATCATCTTCGATCTTGATATTCTAAGGATATAGACAAACACAAACAGAAGACAAACAATGTACTATTTTATAATCCCATCCGTTACCGAAACATCATTTTCAAAAGTAATCTTATGCTATCTAGAACTAGAGAACAAAGACTGGACTTACAAGCAAAGCACCCTGGGCATTTATGAAGATGTAGCAGTACCAGATAAAGCGCACATCTTTGAGATTCCTGATCCCCTAGATCAGTTAATGTTTCTGGCTGAATCCAGTCAAATAGGACTCAATGGAGTAATAGCGTACCTTGTCAACAACAAGGTGTTTAAAGCCATAAAAACCAACCCAATTTGCCGATAATCTTACAAGCCCCGCAAGGGGTTTTTAATGCTTATCGTTTTTAACCGTTTCCGCCCCAATCCTCTTGGCAATCTCATCAAGCCCATGAAATTTAAGCGCGTCTTCAATTATTGATCTTCCTGCCATCGTCACCCGTTGAAATGCTCCTGACAACTCCGACACATCCCGAACGCTTAGGAATGGGTCGGCGAGCCCTACAGACTCCCTTTCCTCTGGGCTAATAGTATTAAGCTGAATTTGTTTTAATAGTCGTTTCTCTACCTCAACTTTTAGTTCATAGCCCTCACGAAACGGTCTAACCAGTGCCTCAAAGGTTTCTTTCTGGCTCTCCAGTTTTGCATTAAGATGGCACTGCCGCAGCCATTCGTCGTAGAGATCGGCTCTTTCGTGCCAACGGTGATCAGAGGCATATCGCTCTAGCCTTCCGTTCCTAGTGCGAGTATCGCTATCTTTTCGCTCCGATAATTTCCTATTTGCCCGTAAGGATTGAAGATGATCCGCTACAAGTTGAATCGTTCTAATCGGTCCCATTTCTAGGAACACCCATAGTGCGCTGTAGGCTGTGCTAGTTTCCTTTTCTAATTTTTCAATCGGACAAGTTGGCAGCGAAAAATCCATAACAAATCAAATAATAGTCGTACTTAAATTGTAGTATAGAGATATTTAATCTGCTAGGTTTTTGTGAGTAGGCACATAGAACAGTTAGGATTATCCGCAATTTACGAATTAATTGATTGGTCTACAGGACTTAAGTTGCAAGAGGAACAAAAGGCTTTTCCAATATTTGAACCTCACCCAGGGGCACAAGCCGCGATGGTAGAGCTTCTAAAAAATCCTGATGGAAAATTATCTCTGTGGTACAAGGGGGGAATTAATGCGGGCAAAAGCTTCCTAGGGGCTTGGTCAGTAGTTTATCGCTCTGAAATTGACCCCCAAGGCAGGGGGTTGATAACCGCCAATAGTTACGGACAACTCGAAACTTCTACCCTAGTAGCACTGGCTGATTATTGCGAAATGTTTGGTATCCCCTTAGAGCCGAATAGGGGGAGTTCTGAAGCGACAGCCAAGGCGATCGCAGCCAATCGTCATTGTTATATCGGTAAAAAACAAACTTTTCACTACGTTTTATCGGCTGATAGCTTCACAGGAAAAACCAAAAACTCTAAAGAGGTGGGGAGGGGATTACAAGTAAGATGGGTATGGGCTGACGAATATGCCTACTCTGTGAAAGGAGCTTTTGATACGATTATGGGACGGATTGGAAGGGGAAAAGGGGAGAGTAGTGGAATGCTCCTAATAACCAGTTCTATTAATAAGAATCAACCGTATAACTATTGCTATAAAATCTTTGACGACCCAAAAAGAACAGATGACCAGAAAACAAAATTTTTATCTATAGCAGGGACTAGCCTAGAGAATCTACACGCCGATTCTGATTATATCGACAGAATGAGAGCAACCTTAACGCCCGAGTTATTCAAGCTTGAAATCCTGTCAGAATATAGCATGATCACAGAAGGGTTAATCTTTAAATATTTTGACAGAAAAACTCATTTAATTCCTGAGTCAATAACTACCTACGATAAAAGATTCCCTGTTCATATTAGTTTTGACTTTAACCATTCCCCCGCCACTGCCATAATTGCTCAGTTAATAGCAGGAGAAATAATCATAATCAGAGAGTTCTTTTTGCTCAACTCAGACACTTTTGAGCTCGCCAAAGAGACAGGAAAATATTTAAAATCACTCAAACCTAGCAAGATTTATATTCATGGTGACGCATCGGGAAACCAAAAAACAGCTAACAGTAAAAATACTAACTGGGGAATAATCAAAGAAGAATTTAGCCTCCTAAAATTCACTTGGGAGACTTGTTATAAACTGTCTAATCCATCCGTACAGGACTCTATCAACGCTCTTAACGCCACTTTCTACCATAACAGGCTATTCCTATCAGACACTTGTGATGAGCTAATAGCTGACTTAGAATCCCTTAAATGGATTGAAGGAAAAGCAGAAATCGACAAAAAAACCGACTTAATGCGCTCGCATCTAGCCGATACTTTAAGGTATTTGAATTGGGATATCTATCCCTTGGCGCAAGGAAAAGCGAGCCAAGACTCCCCTACTCTTTGGTAGTTTTT